TAAAATGGATCATAAGCGAGCTATTTGGATGGCTATGATGAGTGCTAATGCTTTAGAAGGTGTTAGATTCTATGTCTCTTTTGCATGTTCTTGGGCATTTGCTGAACTTAAAAAGATGGAAGGTAATGCGAAGATTATTAAGTTGATTGCTCGAGATGAGAACGTTCACCTAGCTTCAACTACAACTATGCTAAAGCTTCTTAAGAAAGAAGATAAAGATTTTGAAAAGATCGCAAAAGAAATGGAACCACAGGCAATTGCATTATATGAAGAAGTAATTAACCAAGAAAAAGAATGGGCTAGTTATTTGTTTCAAAATGGTTCTATGATTGGTCTTAATGAAAAGATCTTAGCTAATTATATTGAATGGATTGGTTGTAAAAGAATGAGAGCTATTGGATTACCATGTCCTTATGTAGTTCCACAAGCGAATCCATTACCATGGACTGAAAAGTGGATTGGTGGCGGTAACGTACAAGTTGCTCCTCAAGAAACAGAAATCAGCTCTTATGTAATTGGTGGAGTTAAACAAGATATAGATAGTAATGCGTTAAAAGGATTAAGCTTATGATGGTAGAAATATTTGGAAAAGACGAATGTCCATATTGCGATTTTGCGCTTAAGAGAGCTCAAAAGCTTAATATGGATTTTACATATAAAAAGCTAGGAAAGGATTTCACTCGGGAAGAGCTATTTGAGCAATTTCCAACAGCACGTACATTTCCACAAATAAAAGTTGATGGAGTTGCTATAGGCGGGTGGGAGCAATTTAAAAACATAGGATAACATATGAAACGATCAGTAGTTAACTGTGAAGTTTGTTATAATAGAAGTATAATAGGTCATGACGAAGATGAAATTGTTTTATTCTGTCCTCATTGTGGCGAAGAACAGGAAGAAGCTCTAGAAGAACTAGACTTTAACGAGTAATATGACATGGCATTATCAAGGCAAAGAATGGCAGTTGCCAGAAGAGTTCAGTCACAAAGACGTGTATGGCTTTGTGTACATGATAACGAATCGAGCAACTGGAAAGAAGTACATAGGGAAGAAGTTCTTTTGGAGTCAGAAAACTCTAGGGATAACAAAGACAAGGAAAAGACGTAAAAAGTTATTAGTAGAATCTGATTGGATGAGTTATTGGGGTTCTAATAAGCATCTTCAAGAAGATCATAATAAAATTGGAAGTGAGGGTTTTTATAGAGAAATATTACATCTCTGTAAAACTAAAGGGGAATGTTCATACATGGAAGCAAAGGAACAGTTTGATAGGGGAGTATTATTAACTGACGAATACTATAATGGTATCATTCAGATTAAGCTAGGTGGTAATGCAGTGAAAAGTTTTTTAAAATAAACCTTTACAAATGCCTAAAAGTATGTTATAATATATCTATTAAATAAGGATAATATATGAGTAAAGTGATAAAGTTTCCAACACATATTCGTCAAGCAGCAATAGACGATGAATATGCTGAAGCGCAAAGCGAGCATGAAGAATATGTTAATGATTGTCAGGAAGCCGCCCAAACATGTCTTCTTGTATTAGAAGAAGTTTTGCTAAATGACTATAGTTTATTTGACGAACTAGATTTTAGAGACGAAGAAATGCCCGAACAGCGTGATATGTTTGTTATTATGAATATGATATCTTCGATGTTAATGCGGTATGGCGGAACTCGTCATTTTTTACAAGACGATTTCGATAATTTATATGAAAAACTAATGGGTGCAATTGAATGATTTTACTTGACTATAGCCAAATAGCGCTATCTAATATTATAGTACAAAAGCTAAATGATGAAGATATGATAAGACATATGATACTAAACAGTATCCGTATGTATAATAAGAAGTATCGAAAAGAATACGGTCAAATGGTTATTTGTGCTGATGGTTCTGGATACTGGCGTAAAGATTACTTTCCTGAATATAAAGGAATGCGTAAAAAGAATCGTAAAGAGTCAGACCAAGACTGGGGAGAGATCTTTAGAATCTTAAATCTAGTACGTGAAGAGTTAAAAGAAAACTTTCCATACAAAGTAATCCACTTAGATGGATGCGAAGCTGATGATGTTATTGGCACTCTTACTATGAACACTCAAGAGTTTGGTCAACATGAACCAGTGATGATTATCTCATCGGATAAAGACTTTATCCAACTTCACAAATATAACAATGTTAAGCAATATTCTCCAATTCAAAAGAAAATGGTAGTTGATAAGAATCCTAGGACTTATAAGTTTGATCATATTTGTCGTGGTGATAAGGGTGATGGCATTCCTAATATCCTATCTCCGGATAATGCTATTATGGAAAGTATTCGCCAATCTCCAATAACTAAGAAAAAGATTGAGCATTGGGCTGAAAACTCTGATAATCTAAAAGAAATAATGACTCAGGATGAGTATAGAAACTATCAAAGAAACAAAACTCTTATTGATCTCGAAGAGATACCTGACGTTCACCAAAAAAATATTATAAATACATTTATGGAACAAAAACTTCCAATGAAGATGAAAGTATTAAACTATCTTATTAAAAAACGATGCAATCTATTGATTGAATGTGTAGAGGAATTTTACAATGGCTAAATCAGCAACAAAACCACTTATTAGCGAAGTGTTAAAAAACGCTAACAAACTAGGAACCAAAGGAGATAGAGTCAAGTACTTACAAGAACAGGACTGTACAGCTCTTAAGGATATATTACGTATTAACTTCGATGAAACCGTTTCGTTATCATTACCAGATGGTGAACCACCATTTAAAAAGTTTGATGTTTCTGGTCAAAAGTTACCAAAAGAGCTTAGATTTGAATATCCTAAGTTTCGAAATTTCGTACAAGCTGCAACTCCAAAGCTTAATCAGTTTAAAAGAGAAACAATATTTATCGATTTATTAGAATCAATTCACCCAGACGACGCTGTGTTATTCTGTGAAGCCAAAGATAAAAATATCAAACTCAAATATGTCACTAAGGCTATGATTAAAAATGCGTTTCCAAACTTAATTAAAAAATAGGAGAATCATACTACAAAAATCTATATCATGATAGTCAATTCAATTAACTTAACCCGGAGATTGCTTATGAGTTATATTCAAATTGAACGCCTTAAGAAGGATCGAAACGAGGCATTATACTATCAACGTAAATTAATGAAGAAAGGAAAGGATGTGTTAGCGTACAAGATGGAAAAGAAAATCGCGCATTTAAATCATTTCCTAGATGATATGGAGGCAATTAGCAAGGCGCATTGATTATTCCCCTCAGTGAAAAACGTAAAATTAATTTCACTGAGGGGTTTACATTTGTTAAGAAGTATGATATAATATACCTATATTAAATAATAGAAGACTCGTTATGAATATATTTGTTTTAGATGATGATCCAGTGATAGCAGCACAGTTACAATGCGACAAACACGTAGTAAAAATGATTGTTGAATCAGCTCAAATGCTATCAACAGTTCATAGAATGGTCGATGGCGTTATGGAACGTAGACCATCTAAATCTGGTTCTATGCTACAATACTTTAAACTTGCCGACGAAAGAGAAGATATTCTATATAAGGCATGTCATTTTAATCATCCATCAACTATTTGGACTCGCGAAGGTTGTTGTAATTATACTTGGCATTACGAGCATTTTATTGCGCTATGTGATGAGTATACATATAGGTATGGGAAAATTCATTCGACAGATACTAAGTTGAGAGAAGCTCTTAAAAAGCTACCTGTTAATATAAAACAAGGTAAAACTCCATATAAGCTAGCTATGGGATCTAATCCAGAATGCGTTGTTAACGAGCTGGGTGGAACAAATGCAGTACAATCCTATAGAAATTTTTATCAAACAAAACAAGAGAAATTTAAAATGATTTGGACTAATCGTAAACAACCGGAGTGGTTTAATGCCATTATATGATTTTAAAAATTTAACAACTGGTGAAGTTGAAACAAAGATGATGTCTATCTCATCTATGATAGAATACGTAAAAGATCCTAACATTCAACAAGTACTTGCGGCGCCAAAAATCATTGGTGAAACTGGTGGATCGGTTTTAAAACAAGCCGGTGAAGGATGGAAGGAAGTCCAATCAAGAATTCAAAGTGGTATGCCACCAGCTGATAGAGGAAAAATAGATACAAAATGAATAAAAAACCATTACGTTTAAAATTAGAGCATTTAGTAAAGCTTGATCCATTAACACAAAATCAAAAACTAGCGTTTGAATCTTTCGCGAGTGGTAATCATCTATGCTTAGATGGTTCAGCCGGTACTGGTAAGACCTTTATATCTCTATATCTCGCATTAGAAGCTGTGTTTAATAAAGAATATGAAAAGGTTATTATTGTACGTTCTGCTGTTCCTACAAGAGATATGGGATTTCTTCCTGGAACTCAAGAAGAAAAAGAAGACGCTTACACAGCTCCATATAAAGCAATTGTTAATGATTTATTCGAAGATTCAGATGGTTGGACAAAGCTTACTTCAGGTAAACAAGTGGAGTTTCTCACAACATCGTTTATTCGTGGTATTACTCTTAAAAATGCAATTGTTATTATTGATGAATCTCAGAATTGTAACTACCACGAACTTTGTTCAGTTATAACAAGACTTGGCGAAGATTGTAGATTTATTATGGCTGGGGATTACTACCAATCTGATTTTACTCGTAAGGGCGATCAAGATGGTATTAGTGAATTCATTAAGATCATTAAAAATATGCGTGCATTTGATCATATTGAATTCAAGTGGGAAGATATTGTAAGATCTGGCTTTGTAAGGGATTTCATTATGACTAAAGAAATGATTGAACGAGGGGAATTAGATTAAGCTTATAACTAAATGATCTAAGAAACAGTGAAATAAATGTTTACACAATCCCAAAACTATGATATAATATACCTATATTAAATGATAAAGAAAGGAACTACACTATGAGTAGATGGCGACATGAAGAAAAAACTAAAATGCGAGATTACGATGCAGAAGCTCGAAATCTAATTAAGCCTTTATCGCATTTTAAACTTTATGAACTATATGGCATAGTACATAAAGAGAAGTTAAAGTCCAATAAGCCTGAACGCGATCTGGAATTAGCTGCAGTTCATCGAGCTATCGAAAATACTTCTGGTATTGATCAATATAAACTAAATTTTACCATTAATGGTTATAAGTCAGAGATGGCTCAAACTGGCAAGCCTCAAGATGGATCTAGACGTCCATGGCGTAAACAAGTATGAATAAAGGAAACTTCAAACATGAACCAATTGATCTTGGCTACAAAGATTTGGTCGCAAAAACTACTAATGCTGGGCGAAAGTACGCTGCTCCTAATGGGGTTAAGTATCCTTCTATTACTACAGTACTTTCAATATTAAGCGAAGATCATATTCGTGAATGGCGAGCAAGAGTAGGAGAAAAAGAAGCTAACAAAATTTCTAAGAGAGCTTCAACTCGTGGTACAGCGGTCCATTCAGTTTTAGAGCGATATGTTGATAATGAAGAAGACTATTTAAAAGATGCAAATCTTATTGTAAAATCTAACTTCATGGAAGTAAAAGAAATACTTGATAAACGATTAACTAAGGTATACGCACAAGAAGCTGCATTATATTCAGAACATCTTGGCGTTGCTGGAAGAGTTGATTGTGTCGGCGTTTTTGATGGACAAAATTCTATTATCGATTATAAAACAGCCGCTAAAACTAAAAAGAAAGAATGGTGTGAAGGTTACTTCATACAAGAAACGGCTTATGCTATTATGTGGGAAGAACGAACTGGTATGCCAATTACTCAATTAGTTACTGTAATTGCTGGTGACGAAGGAGCGCAAGTCTTTATTGAACATAGAGATAACTGGAGTGAAAAGTTATTGGATACTATAACCGAATATAAAATGAGAAAACTTTTTGGGCACTAATTATGACAATGCCAAATGAACGAAGATGGGCAATCAAAAATACAGAAATCTTTTTGAGAGACTTGATGGACCCAAAGAAAACACCAAGAGTGCCAAGTGCTGTAAGGAAAGAAGCATATCGATGCCTCAGGCACTATCCAGGCGAGTACCATATGGAAGAAGCAAGAAAAGCAGCACCTGAAGTCTTTGGAGACTGGGAAGATATGAAACATGATTAGTTATAGCACAAACTGGATGGGCCCAGTATCTACTCGTTGGTACGAAGAACGAGACATACCTTTTGAGATCAGAGAAACTTCTGGCAAGTTATTCCCAAAAACAGAGTATAAACATTATCTAGAGTCATATGCTTGTGGTCGCATAGATATATATGGATTGGATGAAAAGGAATACTGGTGTGGTAGAAGTGAGTACAGTGTTGCTCCAATGCGAACTGAAGATTGGAACAAGTTAAGTGATTGGTTGGATGAGTTGGAAACTTACGAGTTGGCTACATACGAAGAACTGATCGATCAATTCGAGCATTACATCGGGAAAGCGATAAGGTGGTCAACTGGATTGCTGAAAGGAGAAGACGAATGACTGAATATACACCTGACAACTGGGTTGTGTTGAAAATAACTTCTAGTGAAGAAACATTATTGTATAAAGTGCTAGGCGGTTGGAGCGGCGGTTATCTTGATGGTGACTCTTGGCGCATGAACAGCGGTATCACGGGTGTAGAGAAACAGGCATATCTGTATGGATTCTATGGTAGTTCTGGTTCTGTGTATTGGTGCCATCAAGGAGGTTACGGGTTGCGTATGAATAACGCCGGCGTGTATAATCAACTTAAAGAACGCTTTGGGGATGCAGTTGAACTGATGCCTGAAGATACTAATTGGAGGGAGATTGAGTGGTGAGTAAAACACTTAAAAAATTTATAGTAAAAGACTATACAGACGAAGAATCGATTCATATAAAGTTCATTGATGAATTCAAAAAGGAACTACATCTTTCGATCAATGACGATATCGAACAATCACTTCATGACGAGTTGACCAAACTTGGATGGACTCCTCCTAAGAAAGAGAATTTAAATGAACTTAATTAGAAACGCAATACAAACGCCAGATGGAACGATCTTAGAATCGACCCATCGTCACGATTATAAGACACATAATGATGCCAATGGTAAGACTTATATGGTCGATGGAGGATTAGAGTATGTTCGTCGTAGCGCGCATGGTGATGAAGTAGATTTATGCCTCTATGATGACGCTCCACATATTATTCAAGCGTCTGTTCTAAAGTGGGGGACGTATGGTATTAATGGTGATCAACCACTTAAATATGTAACTATTGCTGAAATGGATACTGCTCATATTGAGGCAGTACTAAAGCTTAATGTAAACCCAGTTCATAAAGCATGTATGGTCGAAGAACTAAAAAGACGTGAAGAGGCTGTATTATGACAGATCGTGAAGAATTAGAAGCAATGAATAAGATTAATCGACTTGAGGTTATAGACCAAAC